ATAACCCAATCTCTCAGTGCTTTATAACAAACAGGTTTTCTTATACCTTTCCTGTATGATTTATAGTCACTATCTATTTGCTTTCTAAAATTATTACTATCACTCCATACATTTACAAAACTACCTGCGTTTGTAAGTTTCATATAAAAGTGAATTGATTGTGCAAATAATTGTTTTGCTACTGCAAAGTCACAGTGTAATGTCCACTGGTCGTGACCCCAGTCTATAGGTTCTTCTAATGAAGAAGTGACCTTGTATGCTAATAAATCACTATCTATTAACATTGTCTTCTTAGTATCTTTAAGAAAACTATTTAAAGTTTTCATAGTTTTATCTCCTTTAGTTTTAAGATATTTGATTTTGGTATTACTGTTGAGTTTCCACCTTCATTGATTGTGCCATCATCATTAAAATTAATGTCACCAATGAAAACGTATTTTTCTTTTGATGTATGTATTAACCAACCCATAGTTATACACACTGCTGTTTTAGATTTTTTTATGTCAGGTAGACTAGCCCAATTACTACAACTAATTATGTCAGACCAATAGCACATATAAAATTTATATGGAAAGTCTGCATCTTCTAGTTCTGGTAATTTAATTTTATTTTTAAGTAGTTTTTTCATATTACATTTCTAGATTTAATAGTTCGCATTTTGGTATGATGTGTCCTTTAGAAGTCCACTTGTCTCCACCATTTTTAATGGGGAATTTTTTCATAAGTTTTTTAAGAAGTTTTGTTGGTACTAAAATCCAAACGTCATCTTTACGTTTTTCTACAACAAGACAAATGGCATAGTATTTAGAAGTAGTGACCATAATACCTGATGGCTTTCCTCTACTTTCAATCTCAATAAATACATTACCTGTTCTGACAGTTAATCTATCTGCCTTACATTCTACTTTGCCTTCTATTGCTATCTGAAGTTCGTTTTCTTTACTCTGACCAAACTTTAGGTCAAGGTCAAACTTGTTAGTGTGTTTCACTCCAATTCTGTCCGACCTTCATCTCACCATCTAATTCTGTTTTAAAATTAAAATGTTCTTGGGTCTTCTTAAACATACCTTTGGCTATCTCTTTAAATTTTTCTAGTTTATCTTTTTGTACAACAAACTGCATTTCATCATGCACATGTAAAACCATTGCATAATCTTTACCCCACACAAATCCATTTCTGTGTAGTTCTTCATTTAATATAATTGTACCTTGCTTTACTAATAAAGCCCCTGCTGATTGAATAAGTGTATTTAAAACTGAGTGTTCTGCTCTTGGTAATAACTTCCTACCATCTAAACCTTTTACAAAACCTGATGTTTTAAATTTATGTCTTGCACTTGTAGTTAATGTTTTAAGTGCAGGTAAAGATGCTTCAAACTTATGTCTTACTCTTTTGGCTTCGTCATTATTGACTTCAAGGATTTCACCGAGTTTATCATTTCCTGCCCCATAAATGAAAGCATATATGAAAGTTTTAGCTTTATTACGTGTGGGTAATCCTGTAGCCTTTTGATTGATGGTATGTATATCATCTTCCAAAAGTTTTTTTGAAAAATCACCATTGTCATATACGTTGAGATAATGCCCCAACACACGCAACTCCAAACCAGAAAAGTCAATACCACACATAACCATACTGGAAGGAGAAGTAAATAAGGCACGAAATTCTTTACCAAATGGCGAACCACTGCTAACGCATTGTGCAAGGTTTGGGTGATGATGCGTACACCTGCCTGATAAAGCCCCATTCGTAATAACTTTTCCATAAATTTTCCCTCTTTTGTTTAATTTTAAATATGCTTGTTCACCATCAGCTAACTGTCCTAATCTTTTTGTTATCATAAGATATTCAGCTAATAGTTTTGCTTCAGGATATGGAAGTGCTTTTAATATTTTTTCGTTCACTTCTGGTTTTCCTGTTGCTGTAAATGATTTAGGTTTCCACCCTAATACTTTTTGTAATCTGTCTGCTATGTGGTCACGTGAGTTTGGATTAAAGATTTCAGTTTTAAATTGTTCAACTGGTACTCCTGCTTTAATTCCTTTTTTAATATTATCTCTCTTGTATGTTTTAAAACCTGTAGACTTCTTCCATTCAGAAAAGACTAGAGATAGTTTGTCACTAATCTCCAATCTTTTCTTTGTAAGGATTGAATGTAGGTTCTGAGCAGAACTCTCATCAAAATCAACACCATGTTCTTCTTGCTTTTGTATCCAAAAGGCAAACTTATGTTCTAGTGTGATTGCTTCTTCAGAATAATTTGTTCTTAGTATTTCAGTAAATAATAAGTGTGTGACTTCTACATCTCTTTGACAATACTCCAACATATCTTGATTGTATTCATCAAACGTAGAATGTTCTTGGTAGTCACCTTTTCTTAATCCTAATCTATATCCCCAACTTTCTAATGAATGTTTTCCAAATAGTTTAGGTGGCATTTGTTTATATTTGTAATCAAGTTCAAGTCTGTTAGTCCATATAAGTCTTGAACATAATAAGGTATCAAATGCTTTACCTTTAAATTTATATTTTAATACTTGTTCTAATACTTTTAAATCAAAGCCAGTTATGTTGTGTCCTATAAGAACTTCAGCTTTGTTTAACAACTCTAGTGCATCATTAATAGTATTAGGATTATATGAATAGACCTCATTGGTCTCTATATCCTTGCAAACTATACAGTGAATTACTAAGTTTTCTTTATCTAGAAAACCATTGGTCTCTAGGTCTAGTATTAGTTTCATTTTTAGGTTTTTTCTTTAGATAACACCCACCACAATAATAAGTTTTCTTATCGTTGTTTGTTTCGTAGATGTCTGATTTTGCTTCACAGAAATCACATTCAGGTCTGTTTATCATTGTACAAGATGTACTGTTATTTTTTCTATACTTGGTAAATATGACTGCACTGATTTCAATGCACTCTTAATTGTTTTTTTAGCTTGTAAATCTCCACAAACTATTACTGGAAATATATTGTCATGTTTAATTGATTGATAAATAGCAGTCATAATAGTTTTGTATGTTTCAAAAGCTATTCGTTGCTGTTTTCCAGATAATTTTAAATACTCAGGTTTTTGTATTAAATAATTTAGAATAAATTTAGTAAGTAATTTATCATTCATCAAAATTACTTTCGGCTAAACGACCTGTATTCTTATCGTATATAAGACTTGTCGCTACACCTGTCTCTCCACTAAATCTATTTTTTAATACTCTTACTATCATTATGTTGCTTTCAGTTTCAGACTGTTGGTTTCTTTCAAAGCCTATTACTGCATCTGATAATTGTGCAAGAGCATGTGAACCTCTTAGATGTGATAAAGATGTTTGTACACCTTCTTCATGTCCTAGATTACCTGAAGGTCTTTTTAAATGTGATACCACAAACATTGCACACTTAACTTCTTCAACTAGTTTTCTTAGTTGTGTCATTAAGTTATCTATAGTTCTTCTCTCATCACCTTCTTCAATTCCTGAAACAACTATTGATATGTGGTCTAATATAATTACTTTACAATCTAGTGACTGCACCATGTATCTAATTCTGTTCATCAAGTCTGTACTGTCTGAACTTCCAAAGTGGTCGTAAAATGCTACATGGTTTTTGACTTTATCAAACTCCTCTAAAATTTTTTCGTCAGAAATATTTTTGCGAATTACAGGATTATGTATTTGTGCATTTAATCCTACACTTACTAATCCTCTTATACTTCTTTTAACACTTTCTTCTAATGCAATGTAGCCAACCTTGTGACCTTTTAAAATACAATCATAAGCAATCTCTCTTGTCATTTGAGATTTACCTGTGCCTGAACCACCACATAATAAATTTAGTTCACCAAATCTTATGCCTTGTAGTTTTTCATTTAGTCCATTCCATTGATAAGGAATACTTTCTACTTGTTCATCATTAAGTAATAATTCTTTTGTATCTACACCTTGTATAATACCTTGTGGTGTGTAGGCTTTAGCTTCCCACATAGCATCAATAATTTTTGAGCCTTGACCTTTTTGTAATAAGTCACTTGCATCTTTTTCTTGTAGTTTTGCAATCTTAACTTTTCTTACAGGTAATATATTTGCACATTCAATAGATGCTTTGTTTCCTGCTTCATCATTATCAAACATCAATACAATGTTTTCAAATTTAGATAACCATTCAAGTTCTCTCTTGATATATTTCTTTGCACTTGCAGAGCCACTAGGAACTGACACCACTGGATAACGATTGTTCTGCATTTGTGATACAGACATTGCGTCAAGTTCTCCTTCTGTGATTATGATGTTTTTACCACCATCTCTCCACAAGTGCTGACCAAAGAGAGCTATATTTGTGGTATCTCCAATCCATATAAATGATTTGTCAGGAAACCTTAAATGCTGTGCTACTTTGTTATAATCTTTGTCAAAGTAATTTGCGATATGGCAACTCTTACCTTTGTATGTGCCAGTCTCATATTTAAAGACTTTACAGGTTTCACTATTTAATTTTCGTTTAGGTAATGCTTCTATTATTCCACTTATCATATTTGTATTTTGTTTCTTTGTGGCAACTTCAGGAAGTTCGCCATGTGTTTTCTTGTAATCGTGGCAACCGAAACAGTAGGTATGGTTTAGGTAGATAGCTAGGTTGTCTCGGCTACCACAATTTTCGCAAGGTGCATGTCTAATGAAAGTGCTAGAGTTCTCCTGCATCTTTCATTTCCTGAATGTCTGCATCAGAGACAGTGCTATCTTGGAACTTGTAATCTTTAACGTCTTCGTTCAATAAGTATTCTCTTACGTTAAAATTAGGACATGTTTTTCTTTCATCAAGTTCATAATGTCCTACAATTCTTGCATCAGGATATTTAACAACAAGTTCTTCTAAAACTCGTTTTAAACTCTCCCACTGGTTTGCTGTGAAGTTATCTTGTGGTTCTTGCCAGTCTTCTTCCATTGCACCACCTACAACACAAACTGAAGTTGATACATG